ATGTTCACCACGTAAGGGAAGGTCAGGGCATGGCGCAGCGTGCTTCCAACTGGCTGACTGTGCCGCTTTGCCCTAGCTGCCATACCGGGCCGAAAGGTGTGCATGGCGACCAAACCATGCTGCGTATCTTCAAAATGGACGAACTGGACATGCTGGCGGACACGATAAAAAAGTTATCCACAAGGGGGGAATGAATGGGCGTACTCGACAGACTGGCAAGCGCGGAAGTCTCCAGCGACCTGCAACACCACGAACACACTTGCGACGTGGACGTGCTGGGCGCTGCCGGCCTTGCCGCAATCAAGCACCCCGGCCACATGAGCCTGTTCCGGGTCAAAATCCTAAACGACGCCGCAGAACTGGCCGCAGCTAAAAGCCTGTTCATCCGCTGGGCGCGTGTTTCAATGACCAACCGGATGCGCGCCGGGTCTACGCTGAACCCGGAGAAGGCCAGCCGGGTAGGGGTGCAGGCGTTGTCGGCATGGCTCAACGACGTGTGCGGCAAATGCAAAGGCGTCAAGTTCGTGGTGAAGGATGGAACGCCCTATCTGTCGGACAAGCAATGCCCGCATTGCCAGGGGACAGGACGCGAGCCGATCCGCCAGCGGGGGGAAATGCTTGACGTGTTCAAGGAGCTGATGGAGCGGGCTGATACTGCCGTGGCGTGGATACACACGGGGATTGAAAAAAAGCTGCGCTAGGGTATTGACAAACCTGAAAGCCATATATAATTAGCGTATCTGCTCGAAAGTGGCGGCCGGTAAATCACGGCAAGCATATAGAAATAAAGAGCGGCCCGCTTCCTTGGCGGGATTGCTCGCCCTGAAAAAAGGGCCAACACGCATGGCGATTGTCGCGTGGAAACACGGACGAGTTGACGCAGTAAGCCGAAATGTACTGAACGGCAATCGCCAGCCGTGTTGGTTGCGATTCCGGTTAAGTCTCGGATGGCTTTCCGTTAAACGGCGCACAAAGTCCTGTGTCAGGCGTCGGCCTCAATGGTGCGGAACGGGCCAGCCAACAACCTAAACCCAAGCCACCCTAACCAGGTGGCTTTTTTATTGCCTATTCGCCAGCCGTCTTCCCGACCAACCCTTTAAACATCCTCCCTACCCAAAGGGCCGGATGAAGACGGCTGACCAATGCGCACCAAACTCTAAAGGAGCCAACATGGCCTTTACCGCAGCCCAACTTACCGCAGTACTGACCGCGCCCGAGCAGGTTATCGCGTTCCACAACAACGCAGCCGGCACCTATACGGACGTTTACTGCCAGAACATGTACAGCACCGCCAAAAAGGCAGGCTGGAAGCAGATCGCCCAAACCCAAAGCGCAGCCCAGGCTGCTGCAGCCATCCGGGCGAACCTGAGTTAATCAACCGTCGATATTTCGACACCATGAACGAGGCGACCGGCAACCCGGTTGTGAGGGAATGGCTCGACCGAGTAAGTACAAGCCTGAGTTTGTAAAGCAGGCTGAGAAGCTGTGCGCGCTAGGTGCTACTGATATAGAGCTTGCTGACTTCTTTGAGGTCAACGTAGCCACGCTGTACCGCTGGAAAAATGAGCACCAAGAGTTTTGCGAGGCCTTAAAGGTCGGCAAGGAAATAGCGGACGACCGCGTAGAGCGCAGCCTGTTCAGTCGAGCCAATGGCTATGAGCATGACGAAGTGGATATACGCGTTGTGGATCACGTTATCGTCCAGACGCCTATCCGCAAGTTCTATCCGCCCGATACAACGGCCTGCATCTTTTGGCTGAAGAACCGCCGCCCTGATTTGTGGCGCGACAAGATCGAGCAAGAGACTAAGCATAGCGGCAATGTCGGGTTTACGTGGCTGACCGAGTAATTGTTATTCCCTATAGACCAAGGGTGGCATTTAAGCCGCTGCACAACAGGACGCAACGCTGGGCCGTAGTGGTAGCCCATCGCCGGGCAGGCAAGACCGTTGCTTGTGTCAATGAGCTAATCAAGGCCGCGCTGTCGTTCAAGGGCGGCGATGGACGGTTTGCCTATGTGGCCCCGTTCTACCGGCAGGCCAAGATGGTCGCTTGGGATTACATCAAGCGTTATAGCTCACCGATACCTGGGGTTAGCATCAATGAATCAGAACTACGAATTGACTATCCGAACGGAAGCCGGATACAGCTATTCGGGGCGGATAACGCGGACGCCCTCCGGGGTCTCTTTTTCGACGGAATCGTGGCCGATGAATACGGAGACTGGAAGCCTTCCGTCTGGGGATATGTTATCCGCCCTGCTCTCGCTGATAGAGGCGGATGGGCGGTCATTATCGGCACCCCAAAAGGCCGCAACCAATTCTGGGAAATCTACGAACACGCCAGAATAAACGGTGACTGGCTGGCGCTGACCATAAAGGCCAGCGAGTCCGGCCTGCTGCCGCAGGGTGAGCTTGACGCCCTGCGCATCGAATTGACCGAGGATGCGTGGCGGCAGGAAATGGAATGCGACTTCGACGCCGCATTACCTGGCGCGATCTACGGCAAGGAACTGTGGCAGGCCGAGCAAGAAGGCCGCATCAAGCCGGATGTTTACGACCCGAACCTGAAAACCCATGCCGTGCTAGACCTTGGATGGTCGGATGACACCGCAATCTGGTGGTTTCAGGTCGGCAAGGAATTACGGCTTGTGGACTGCTACAGCACGCACGGTATGCCGATCAGCCACTATCACGAAGTGCTGAAAAGCAAGCCGTACAAATATGGCGATTGGCTTTGGCTTCCGCACGATGCGCGTGCCAAGAGCCTACAGACCGGACGGAGCATCGAGGAGCAGTTCCGGGCGCTTGGCTGGCAACCGCGAATTGTCCCTGAATTGGGCTTGATCGACGGCATCCAGGCTGCACGCTTGAGCCTTGCCGATGCGTGGATTGACAGCCGATGCGCCGATGGCGTTGACGCGCTCAAACAGTACCAGCGCGAGTACGACGAAGACAAGAAGGCGTTTAGGGATAAGCCCCGGCACGATTGGACAAGCCACTACGCCGACGCCGCCCGCTATGCGTGCCTGGTGTGGCGCGAGGAAATGAAGCCCAAAGCCCCGCCGCCCGTACGCTACGAAACCGACCTAACAATCTCAGAGATTATCAAGCGCCGCACCATGCAGCGCCTTGGGGAATAAATGGCTGATTACGACGACAACACCACGCCGGGGCTTGAAACCAAGGGCGATTTGGGGGACAACCCCGCCGCCCTGGTGCGCCGCTGGCTGCTGGAGCTGCGCCTAGCCGACAAGCGCGAGCGCGAATGGCGCAAGACCGCGCAGGGTGTGCTTGAGCTGTATCGCGGCGAAACCACGAAGAAAAACAGCTTCAATATCCTGTGGAGCAATACGGAAACCATGCTCCCAGCGATCTACAGCACGCCGCCCAAGCCTGATGTACGCCGCCGCTATAAGGACGCCGACAAGCTGGGCAAGGTGGTTTCTGAGGTGGTGAGCCGGGCGCTTGAGTTCAGCATCGACACTTACGATTTCGACAGCCTCGCCCGTGCTGATGTGCTGGACATGCTTTTGGTGGGCCGTGGCATTAGCCGCGTGCGCTATGTGCCGAGCATGAAGCAGGTGGGGCTTGATCCTGAGTTCCACGACGAAGACGCCGAAGACCCCGAGCATGAAGCGTTCGAGGGCGTCACCGAAGAGTTGGAGTGGGAACAGACCGTTGCCGAGCATGTGCAATGGGACGACTTTCGTTTTGGCCCCGGAAAGCGTTGGGAGGATGTGTGCTGGGAGGCTTTCCGCCACCGCATGAGCCGCGATGACCTCATCAAGAAGTTTGGCGACGAAATCGGCAAGGCCATCCAGCTTGACGCCACCAATGACGACGACCTGAACAAGATGGCCGAGCACGAGGCCGAAGCGTTCAAGACGGCGGAAGTGTGGGAGATTTGGGATAAGGACGAACGGCAAGTTCTGTTCATCAACGCCAGCTACAAGGCCGGCCCGCTCAAGGTTGTTGACGACCCGCTTGGATTGCAGGGGTTTTTCCCCAACCCGCGCCCCATCTACGCCGTTGCCGACGTGGACAGCCTCACGCCGGTTTGCCTGTATGAGCAATACAAGGAACAGGCTGAAGAACTGAACCGCATCAGCACGCGGATCAACAAGCTGGTCGATGCGCTCAAGCTGCGCGGCGTGTATGACGCCACCATCTCGGAACTGTCCGAGGTCATGCGTGGCAACGATAACGATATGATCCCGGCGCAGAACGTCACCGCCTTGATCGACCGGGGCGGCTTGGACAATGCTATCTGGACGACCGAGGCGCTGGTGAAGGCGGGCGCTCAGGTGTTGCAGCAGCTTTACCTGCAACGCGATGCGGTGAAGCAGACCATTTACGAAATTACCGGCATTGGCGACATCCTGCGGGGGGCGTCCAACCCCAACGAAACCGCCACCGCCCAGCAGATCAAGAGCCAATGGGGGAGCCTCCGTATCAAGCGGATGCAGCAGGACGTGGCCCGCTACCTGCGCGACATCCTGCGCATCAAGGCCGAGATCATCGCCGAGAAGTTCGATCAATCCACGCTGCAGCAGATGACGCTGGTGAACCTGCCCACCCAAGAGCAGATCATGCTGGCGCAGCAGCAGGGCCAGCAGGTCGATCCGAACGCGATCACCTGGGAATCTGTGATGCAAGTGCTCCGCTCCGACCTTGGCCGCACCTACCGCATCGACGTGGAGACTGATTCCACCGTCGCCGCGAGCATCGAGTCCGACATGCACGGTATGCGCGAAGTGCTGGAGGGCATCGTGGGCTTTGTGCAGGGCATCGGCCCCGCGGTGCAGGCCAAGGCGGTGCCGATTGAAGCGGTGAAGGAAATCGTGATGACCGTCACCCGTCGCGCTCGCATGGGTTCGGCTGTTGAGGATGCTTTCGACAAGATGCAGGCACCGCAAGAGCAGGGCGGCATTGACCCGGCGCAGGCGCAGCAGGCCAAGCAGCAATACGAGCAGCAAATCCAGCAATTGACCCAGCAGCTACAGCAGGCGCAGCAACAGGCGCAAAGCGAGCAGACCAAGATTCAGGCCGAAATGCAGGCCGAACAGATGCGCGCGCAGGCAACTACCCAAGTCGAGCAGTTCAAGGCGCAGCAG